TACCAACTCATCTGTTGGTAACCAAGCGATAGGGTGGTCATTTGATGTATCGGGTCGTGATGCTTTTTGGTGCTTTGATGTAGTGGGCGAGTATTTTGATGAGTTACCAAACCAATGCTCCGTGTCGCTGTCGTAGGCATACATCGGGAAGTGTTCCCCGTACGAATACACCACATACATTTGGTTGCGGTTATCTCTGTTGGCAAACGCATGACCGTTGTTGGTTTCGAACGTTCGCTGATGAGTCGTGAACTCACGCATTTGGCTGTTGTTAATCTTCGGCATTGTATTCTCCTATTGTTAAAGTTTCTGATACCCACGGCATGGCGATACACTCACCCGATTGATAAACTGATAAGTCCTTATTCAGATAGTAGTCGCCACAACCACTCGCGAAGTTTAGAAATATCCAAGCAAGCGGTATAGATATGAGTGTACCGATTGTTATGTCGGTGATTATATTTTTGAACATTTGGATTACTCCTATTTATTATGGAAAAGGGGTTGACAAGGTGGAAAATAGAGGTTAACATGACAGTACCTGTCATGTTAATGAGAGCGTATCAGCAAAAAGTGTATTAAGCCAAAGATTGTAATAAGACATTGTATTAAGACAATAAGACACGCGTAAGTCCTTGATATTCCTCGAATAAGACAATAAGACAAAGTTTCTGAGAGAGACGGAAAGTTCCCTCGGGAGTAATCTATGGTGGTTGTCTTTTCGAACTTTTTATTCTCTAACTTTTTAAAACTTCTTCTCTCTATTATATTATGTCTTATTGTCTTATTGTCTTAATAGGCTTATTTTTCCCCGCTACGAAAGCGTTTTGTATTAAGACACGCAATAAGACACGCAAAAGAGCGTCTTAATAGGTTTATTGGATAAAACCATAGCATACTCGATTGAATACGCTATGGTTTTAAGTGGGCAACCTCTCGCCCACTTAATTATTCTTTGGATTAAGCTACTTTAATCTCAACTTCATTCAGACTCTCAATCTTGTCTTCAAGTAGTCGCATTGCTACCTGAAAGTCATCTGATACAACCTCTTGACCTTTCTCAGTAGCTTTGTCGATACGCTTACGAAGTGCAACTAGACTCTGAGTGATGTCAAGAGGTTTGTCAGCTGAAGCTTCACCCGCCGTCATTTCATACCAATTGACAGACTCGTCTACTAAGTACTTAACCACTTCAGTACCTGAGCCATCAGTGTTCGCACCATTGCCGAACATAGTTTCTTTCAGCATTTTTTTGTTCACCTTGAAAGTGCCTGTCTTTTCGTTATAACGAGCGAACCCATATTCATGCACCCAGCGAACGATACGGCTCTTACTTAAGCCCGTTGATACCGCTAAAAGGCGGTCGAAAGCCGTGATATCACCATGCTCGTAAGCATGACCTGCTACGTTGCACAATACTTCCTGCACATTCGCACGGACTGTAGTTGTAGATTTTTTAATGTTACCGATTTTTCTATTGATTGCTTTATTGTCTAACATAATATTACTCCATTGATTTAAAAGTGAAATCCTCATGATTTCATTAAGCACACAATCACTTATGCACTTAATGAAATCATGTCCTATACGAGCGACACAATTCCATATTCGGTTTATTGGTGGTTAATAGATTTGTACCCGCGTTCCTCACACTTCGACCGTTCGCCACACATAAAGATATAGGTTTGTCAGACCATCATGCTTTATGCAAGCCCATCTATTTTTACTATTCAATGGATACCCTTTCTAAGATAGACTTTCGCCGTTAATGAGGGACGGGGAGCTGTTACCCTTGACATAAAGTCGCATAGCCCGTTGCTTTTTATTTAACTCTCATAAAGTTTACAATTATCCCTTGGTGCTGAATATTGCTCACTTTTATCAAGTGGATATAATCTAAAATTTAGGTTATATCGCTATTTTCTACCGCCCTAGCAAGGCTTTGTCTTTATAGTGTGGTTAGTCAACACTTCTTACACTAATAGCAAAACGTCCATATAGGGGGGGTAGGGAACGCAGAGGGGTGGGGGTGCCCACCCATCCTTATGTACTTCATATAACAACCCCCTAATTTTTAGACCTCGCTCAAAAAGAGCCACTTCATAGAAACACCCCGCCCCATAAATAGCCCCCCAAAAAAATTCCAGCCTGCTAAAATAACGATATTATTGACAAACACCTGTCTACACAGGTACACTTGGATATTATGAGCAATCAAGTAGATAAACTTACAGACCCGGCGTTCGAACACACCTCCATCTTATCCCGCGGGCAACTGCAGATGATTGAGGACGACCCTACCAAGATGGAAACATTAGCCCGTCTTATGGGTGCAGTTAACTTGGATAACCTCTTCCGCCACATGCAGAACCCTACAATCAACCCTGCCACTCGTTTGGAGTTTCAGAAGATGTTGAACAAGATGGGTAAGTTGGAACCTGACGGCAAAGACGCAGTTGGAGCCAACGGACCACAAGTCGTAATCAACATCACACGCGCCAAGGACAAAGAGGAAGCGATAACCATAGAAGGCAGTACAGTCTAGTGGCTACCGTTCCCCAGACCCCCGCGCACGAGATAAACTTCGAAGTTATCAAGTCGCTTGACGACTTCTTCTACTCAACCAAATTTATATCACTAGCTGTTGGCCCCGTTGGTTCGACTAAAACGACAGCCGGTGTGATGAAAATATTGCACCACGCCGCTCTGATGGCTCCATGTAATGACGGGGTCAGACGGTCTCGAGCCATCTGGGTACGTAACACCCGAGAGCAGTTGAGGGACACGTCGATACCAGACTTTATGAAGTGGATACCTGAGGGCGTGATGGGTAGCTTTCTTAAGACGGAATACAAATTCGTCATAAAGGTTGGTGACATAGAGTGTGAGGTGTTGTTTCGTGGTCTAGATGACGCGAATGACGTGCGAAGACTACTATCTCTTCAGGCATCCTTTTTCATATTCGATGAGTTTAGAGAGATACATCCAGACATCTACAACGCAGCACAGGGTCGTCTAGGACGTTACCCGGACAAAATGATGAACGGGGTGGGTTGTCAGACTGACGACGGGAAACCGAACGCGCACCTGTGGGGGATGACTAACCCACCAGACCAAGATACTTTTTGGGAAGAGCTGCTGTCTAACCCGCCAGAAAACGTGCACGTAACTATTCAGCCATCTGGTTTAGCACCAGAAGCGGACTGGACACAGTTCCTACCTGATGACTACTACGATAACCTTGCGCACGGTAAAACTGAAGATTGGAAAGCCGTGTACATACATGCTGAGTTTGGTAAGTCACTGAGTGGGCAGCCAGTGTTTAGGTCGTTTAACCGAAAAGAACACACGTCGAGCGAGACGATAACCCCGATGTACAGTGATGCGCCCCTACTAATTGGTATTGATGCTGGGTTAACACCAGCTGCTGTAATCGGGCAGGTTATATATGACGGTAGGTTGGTAATATACGACTCGATAATCTCAGAAGACATGGGAGCCCTACGGTTCGTAAGGGAAAAACTGAAGCCTCTGCTGGCGAACAAGTTCCCAGGACGTAGTTCCCTGGTTATTATTGACCCCGCCGCGTTCCAAAGAGCACAGACAGACGAGCGAACAGTAGCCGACATATATCGTGCTGAGGGTTTCTCGATAAAAGCCGCGAAAACGAACTCAGTGGCTGCGCGTTTAGCAGCAGTAGAAAAGTACATGACGCGAATAGTTGATGGTAAGTACGGCCTAATGATAGACCATGAGGCAGCGAACTCGTTGGTTCAAGGTTTAGCTGGAAAATACCGTTATAAAATCAACACGAAAGGTATAAAAGATGAGAAACCAGAAAAATCACACCCTTGGTCTGATGTCGCGGATGCGTTCCAGTACCTCTGCTTACACGCTGATGGTGGTGAAGTGTTCGGTACTACAGCTGGGCAAGGGGCTCGACGAGAAGTTAAGAAAGTTTCTGCGTTTGGTTGGACATAAAATGTTGACAACGACGCGTTCTGATGGTAGCATATTAGCATATTCATGTTAATATGAGAAATTTATGTCTTTAGGTCCTGCTTTAATCCCCGTTGCTAGTTCTTCCGATTTGGAAGCTAGAGCTAAACGCGAGTCAGAAGAAAAACAACAGAGTGAACTGCTAGTAGGTTTAGCTGCGCACACGCGTAAACGCTGGACTACGATGCGTGACCATAAGAAGAAAGACATTGAGCCTCGCTTGATTGAAACTGCTCGCGCTCGCAACATGGAGTACTCTCCAACTAAACTTGCAGAGATTCAAGCCCAAGGTGGTTCAGAACTATTTATGGGTATCGTCAGTACGAAGTGTCGTACAGCAACCGCTTGGTTGCGTGACACGCTACTAGGTACTGGTTCCGATAAGCCATGGTCTATCGAAGCTACTCCAGTACCAGAAGTTCCACCAGAATTAATTGACCGCCTTCAAGGTATCATGCAGCAGAATTTGCAGCAGTACTATGAGTTGGGTGGTGAGGCTATCGATGAGATTGGCCTTAAGAAATTAGCAGCAGACATGAAAGACGTAGCCATGCGTGAGATGGAGTTCGAAGCGGACAAACGCGTTGATCGTATGGAAAAGAAAATGGAAGACCAGCTGTTAGAAGGTGGTTTCGTCAAGGCGCTATTTGAATTTACTAACGACATCGCGACATATCCGTATGCGGTACTGAAAGGTCCGGTTCCCCGTAAGCGTAAGAAGTTACAGTGGGAGAACGGCGAGCTTGTTACTAAAGAAATCGTTAGAGATGAGTGGGAAAGAGTAGACCCTTACAAATTCTACTGGGCCCCGTGGGGTGACGACATCCAAAACATGCCTATCATTGAGGTTCACCACTTAACTAGAGAAGACGTCGAGGCCATGATAGGCGTCGAGGGGTACGACGAGGCGTCAGTACGAGCGTTGCTGTCGGACTTCGGTATTGGTGGATTCGACTGGTTAGACCGCGAGGACTCTGAGTTTGAAGTCCTAGAGGGTAAAGACTTCGACGAGGCTAACTCGGACCTTATTGCAGCAGTTCAACTGTGGGACTCTATCCCAGGTAAACTTTTATTAGAATGGGGTTTAGACGAGAAGGACATCGACGATGCTCAGATGTCTTACCCTTGTGAAGTATGGATGGTTGATAACATAGTTATTAAAGCCGTACTTAACTACGACCCTATCGGTCGTAAACCATATTACGTCTCGTCGTTCGAGAAGGTCCCGGGCCGTATCGACGGTAACGGTGTTTCAGATTTATGTATGGACGCGCAGAACATGTGTAACGCAGCTGCTCGTGCCTTAGCTAACAACATGGGTATTTCTTCTGGTCCTCAAGTAGGAGTTAACGTAAGTCGACTACCTGCAGGCGAGGACATTACGCAGATGTATCCTTGGAAGATTTGGCAGTTCCAGCAGTCAGAATACGGTGATGCTTCACAGCCTATTAACTTTTTCCAACCACAGTCTAATGCTCAAGAGCTTATGTCTGTGTTCGATAGGTTCATGGATATAGCTGACGAGATTACAGGTATCCCTAAATATATGACGGGGCAACACGTCCCAGGTGCAGGTCGTACGTCGTCCGGCTTGTCGATGTTGATTTCAAACGCTGGTAAGAGTATTAAGCAGGTTATAAGTAACATCGACCACGATGTGCTTAACCCGATGCTTGAGCGTCAGTACCAGAGAAACTTACGCTATTCACAAGACCCGGAGTTAATTGGTGATGTACAAATTGTTGCAAGAGGAGCGACCTCGCTGGTCGTCAAGGAAGCTGAAGCAGTTCGTAAAACTGAGTTCTTACGTCTGGTATTGGAAAGCCCTGTGGCACAGCAGATTGTTGGCTTGCCAGGAACGGCTGAACTATTACGCGACCTTGCTGGAAATCTCAACACCAATATTGACAGGCTTGTGCCATCTCGTGAAGAGGTCCAGAAACAGCAAGAAATAGCCGCTCAGCAACAGCAGGAGCAGATGATGATGCAAATGCAGCAGCAGCAGATGCAACAGGCACAAGGACAGGCAGCTGCTAATTTACAGGAAGATGGTACTGAAATGGGGGGTCGACAAGACAACAATTTCAGCCCTAAACCTAATGGTAAGTGAAATTAAGTACCACAGACCCTTTTTCTTTGGTATTATGTAGTTAAATGATTTACGTTAATAAGCTAGGAACACAAACGCTAAAGGCCCTAAAAGAGCTGAAAGAGCCAGGAAACGAGGCATTATTAACACTCCTGACGGATGAACTCGAAGGAGCTAAGCAGAAGCTGGTGTATGCAAACGAAACGGGAAAACTCCACCGTTTGCAAGGACGAGCAGAAGCTTTTGAAGATTTACTCAAGGCGATAAATGAATCGTCTAAGGTGATTGAGGAGCGATAGGAAACTATCGCATTTGTTAAGCACACCATAACGGGAGCAGCATACCAATAGGACGCTGCGAAACAGAGTTGGTGCTTTAAGGAGAAAGAAAATGGCATTGCCAAAACAAGTGCAAGCACAGCTTGCTGAAGTTGAAGAGTTAGAGAAAGTACTAGCCCAAAATGAAGGATTAGAAAAGACCGACGAGTCGAAGCTAAAAGTAGTTGAGGATACCAAGGACGAAGTAACTAAAGAGCAACCGAAGGAAGCACTTGCACCTGAAGAAGTAAAGCCGGCTGATGACACTAAAGATGTTACAGATGATTTTAAGCAGAAGTACAGTACCCTACGAGGTAAGTACGATGCTGAGGTACCTAGACTGCATCAGCAGGTTAGAGACCTTACAGACCAGTTAGGAAGTATCCGTAAGGATATGGACGAAGCGGCTAAAGTCAAAGATGAAACACCTAAAGAGAAAGTCAGTTATGTAACCGATGCCGATCGAGAAGAGTACGGAGATGATTTGATTGATTTCCAACGTAGAGTTGCCAAAGAAGTGTCCCAGGATTATGAGGGGCGCTTCGAAGCACAGGAGAAAGTAATTGCAGAGTTGCGCGAGCAGGTCTCAAGTACCGGTAACCAAATTGGAGAGATGGGTTTTGCTCAGAAACTAAATGTTTTAGTTCCAGGGTTTGACCAACTTGACAAGGATGACCGTTGGGTTGCGTGGCTAAACGAGTATGACCCTATGTCTAGGGGGCCACGCAGAGATCAAGCTCAGTCCGCGTTTGACAGAGGCGATGCAGAGTCAGTAGCACATTATGTGAAACTGTTTAACGAAAGCATCGCTCCTGCAGAACAAGGGAAGAGCGTTCGCCAAGCAGAACTCGAGAAGCAGGTAACGCCAAACCGTTCAGCGAACACTAGTGATACTAAGAGCGCGGCAGGTTCTAAGATTTACTCATCTAAACAGATGGATAATGCTTGGGCCAAGACCCGAACTCTAAACACTAGTGGTAAGTATAGCGAGGCGGCAAAACTTGAAGCAGAGTTAACAGCTGCGTACATGGAAGGACGAGTTAAAAACTAGTCACGATTGTACTCAACAGCCGTTAACCTACAATGATGTTAAACTTTTATAAGGAGTAAGAAATGGCTGTTTTTCCAACCACCGGTAGTTTTACTACTAGCCCAACGTATTCAGGCGGTTTTATCCCACAATTGTGGTCTAATAAGCTGAATGCTAAATTTTATGCAAACACAATGCTTTCAGAAGTGTCTAACACTGACTGGGAAGGCGAAATTAAAAACCAAGGTGATACTATCCGTATCCGTACTGCACCGTCGATTACTATTAACGACTACGCTGGCGCTGGTTCAACACTAACAAGCGAAGTACCTGTACCAATCTACACTGATATGCAGATTAACAAAGGTAAGTACTTCTCTGTTCAAACAAACGACGTATTGGCACACCAAGCTGACATCGACTTGATGAACACATTTACTGATGACGCTGCTAAGCAACTGAAGATTTCTATCGAAAACGAAGCTTTCTTCAACTGGTTCTCTACTGAAGGTGCTGCTGCTGCCAATAAGGGCGCAACTGCTGGTGCAATTTCAAGTAGTTACAACTTAGGTACTGATGCTGTTCCAGTAAACGACACTACTGCACAGAACGTATTGAACACTATCTTAGCTATGTCAGCTGCTTTAGATGAGCAGAACGTTCCTGAAGAAGGTCGTTGGTTAATCATCTCACCTAAAGACCGTAATATCTTGATGCAATCTAACATTGCTCAAGCTTACTTCACAGGTGACCAGTCTAGTACTATTCGTACT